CTTCCATCGATACCTTCCGCTAGACCTAACGGTATAAACTTACCGACTTGATCGCGAATTAAACGCGACGGCGAATGGATATTAAGGAAATCTTTAAGGCCGTCCGGTACGAGCGACGCTAACGATTTAACCTTCGAAGTGATTGCGCCTGCCATCGAGCCGATTCCGTTGATTAAGCCTTGTATGATATCCTTGCCGATTTGAACGAGGTCGATATTACGGAAGAAATCTTCGATGTTATGCCAGATATCTTTTCCGATTTGTTGTATCGATTCCCACGCGCCCGACCAATCACCTTCGAGTACTTTCATCGCAACTTCGACGAGTCCTAGTACGACGGTTAACCCGTGATTGATTGCCGCTTTGATGATGCCCCAGGCGATTTTAACTAGTCCGGAGATTATCGGCCATACGACTTGAAATATTCCTCTTATAAACTGCATGCCCGCCTGTATATCCGTCTTTACCGTATTCATAAACGATTTAACGAATTTCATAATTAGCGCGCCATTTTCGTTCCAGAACGCTTGTATCTTCGCCAATTGTGCGCCAAAGAACGACGATACTTCCGACATAATTGTCTTCACTAATCCGACGATAAATACTAGCGCCGTATTCCACGCTGACTTTATCGAAGCCCACGCCGCGTTAACCATATCGCGAAACCATCCGACTTTGTTATACGCGTAAACAAGACCTACACCTATAAGCGCCAACGCTGCAACTACTGCCACGACTACTCCGATAATACTAAGTAATGCTGACGAAGCTAGACCGACTGCCCCTGCGATGAAACCGAAGCCCGCGACAATTGACGGTAACATAGCGACTAATATTAATATCGGACCCATAAGTAGTAGGAATCCGGCTGTTAGCGCTGCTAATATAGTTACTGCAGTTTGTACCGGTTGTGGCAATCCGTTGAACCAATTGATTAGCGACGTTAGAGCGACAGTTAGCCACTGAATGGCCGGCGTTAGCGCCGTACCCATCGTAATCATTAGCGTTTCAAAAGCTCCGCTAAGTTCCTCGACTGCGCCTTTTAAGTTATCCTTCATCGCTGTCGCCGTCTTTTGCGCCGAACCTTCGGAGTTCACTAATTCCTCCGTAAACTTTCGTAACTTTTCCGGACCGGCATCGATAACCGTCAACATACCACTCGCCGCTTCAGCTCCGAATATCTGCGATAGAGCTGCGAGTTTAGCCGCGTTCCCCATTCCGTCAGTGCTTTCCGCTAACTGTTGAACGATATTATCAAACGGTAACATGTCGCCATTAGCGTCCTGTAACGTAAGTCCTAACCGTTCAATTTCCTTCGCAGCTTCTTTCGGAGGATCGGACAAACGAATCATCGCCATACGTAACGTCGTACCGGCTTGTTGCCCTTCGAGACCAGCATCGGTCATAATCCCCGTTGCTGCCGCTAATGTTTCCATCGAATACCCTAACGTATTTGCTAACGGTGCCGCGTACTTAAATGCATCAAATTGTTACCCTATCAGTATTTAAACCAATAGCTCTTATAGTTTCCTATAAGTTCAGACTATATCTTCACCTACGGCATTATCCGTTTAGGGGGCAAGCACTCTTGGGTCTTTACCATCCTCGACTTTACGTTAGGACTCCGTGACCTAGTCGTTACACCTTCCGTTTATTTCTAAACGGCTCGGCTCGGTATTAACATACTTTTGGCGAATTAAAAAAGACCCTCAAATTAAGAGAGTCTTAGTTTATTAATTTCTGTTGATAATATATCGTATATACTATCAAACTTGTAATACGGAATACGTAGAAGAGGAATGTTATTTCTTTTGCAGTATTCGTCTTTAATTGCGTCTCTTTCTTTTATACCCTCTAAGTAATCTCGCCCTCCGTAAAATTCTTTCTCGATAAAATGTTGCTCTCCATCGAACTCTATTGCTAACTTTACGATTTTATTATGGATTACTACGAAATCGAATGGAAGAGATCTTATACTTTTGCAATCGTCAAAACGATATTCTCTTTCATACAGAACTCCGTGCTCATCTAGGAAATCTCGTATGGCGAGTTCTCCATGTGAAGATTTGCAATTAGGGCATCTTCTTCCGCGTAAAAATTTATCCGGTTGTACTTTGTATACATGACCGCAAACACGGTGCTCTATATCTATTTTAGTTTTATTAGTAACGTACCTACCTAATACTACATACTCTTCACCGACAATGTTGAATACTTCTTTTTTAAACTGCTCTGTGTCTTTCTTAACGTTATTACCGACACAACGAGGGCATCTACTGCTCTTACTAATAACATTGTTCGGCGTAGCGTTAAAAACCACTCCGCAAACGTCGTGTCTAATCGCAACCTTATCGTTTGATTTCGTGTATTTCGACAATAACGTGTAGTCTTGTAAGTTTTTAGCGAAAAACCCTTCGAAATCATTAGGGCTGTTTCGTTTAAATTCGCCGCTACATTCGTTGCTACAAAACTCTTGTTTCTTAGTCGCTGAAAAAGTATTTTTGCATTGCTTACATGAATATGTGTGATATTCCTTACGTTGTTCTTTCCTACATTCTTTGCACTTATTTTCATAACCGTCTTTCGTCATCTTCGATTTAGTGAAATACGATATTTCTAACTCATTTCTACATCTTTTACATACCTTTTTCATATAACCACTCTCCCGAAAGTAGTTCCCCGATATTTAAAAAGTAAGGAAAGGCGTTCGGGAAAACACCTTTATCGCAAACGGCTCGCGACTTCCGTTGCTATCCTTATCTATATTTTACCATATTTTCACCTTCGCCAAAAGGTTAGTCTTCACCGAATTCACTTGCTTCTTTATGCCGCGAATTTCTCCGCGACCGGGCAGCATTTCCACCCTAAATCATTAACGTCCGCACTCGACTTATTCGCAGCCATCGCCATAATATCCGCAACCCTCGATGCCTCCGACGCTTCTAGTTGAAACGAGTTTAACGCCGATGCTACAACGTTAGATACGACCGCTAAATCTTCACCAGACGCTTCAGACGCCGCGATAATACCAGGCATAGCCGCCATCACTTCGTTAACTTCGAAGCCTTTCTTCGCCATTTCTTCCATCCCGACCGCTACTTCACTTGCGCTTTTACTTGTTGATGCTCCGAGGTCTAATGCCGTTTGCCGTAAGTCTTCGAGTTGTTCGCCAGTCGCTCCGGAGATTGCCGAAACACGAGACATTTGAGCGTTGAAGTCGGTCGCTGTTTTAACTGCGTAACCTAGACCGGCAGCAACACCGATTCCGGCAGCCGTAAAGCCTGCGCCAAGTGTTCCGACCGCATCGAACGCTGATTTCGTTTCTTTGTTCAACTTCGACATAGTTTTCGAGAAATCGTCGATTGCCGAAATCTTAAACGATATATTTAATCCGCTCACCTACTCACCGCCTCTCCTAGTACATCTGATAGGTAATCGAGTTCTTTTCGTTTATCATCAAGCGAAACAACTTTTCCGCTCATTCCTTTACGTTCATTACCGAGAATATCGTCGATAGACTTCTGCTTCTTCGGTCCTTGAGAACGCATATACATCATAATTAAATCCGCATTTTCATAACGCTTTGCTTCCCGTTTCATTTCGTAACCGCGTATAAGATTCGAATATTCTCTTGGTTCTAACTCGTATAACTGTTCCGGTAGTAAATTTAAGTAAGCGAAAGCACGCGCCTCTAATTCGTCCCAATCGTAAGAGGGTTCGTCAGAGGCTTCGGTTAGTTTTTTGCGTCTTCCTCCGCTTTCATCGACTTAATAATCGTTGCGTTTTCGATTGTTTCTTTTAACTTTTCGGATAGCTCCGTAATAGTAATTTCGCCACTATCTAACGCATCGTCGATTAAGTCCTCGACCTTATCGAATGTTAACGACTTATCCTTCGGTTTCAAGCATGCGTAATAGAACGCTGATAACGCTTCAAGCGATTCCAGTTTTTCCGTTTGTTTCATAATCTTGTTGATCGATTGTTTAAAATGCGCCTCTAACGTACGCATCGACTTATACGAAAAGCGCATCTCGCGAACCTTTCCGCCTAATGTAATTTCGGGCATTCCGTCTCCTCCTCGTCATAGATAAAAGAGCGAGCCGTAGCCCGCTATTACTTCGTTATCAAACCGATGTTTTCGTATACGCTC